TTGTTGCTGGGTGAATGTATTTACTCATTTAATGCGTGTTGTAATTTATCTATGGTATCTTGCATCCAAGACTCCCAAGGATTACCTAAGGGTAGATTCATACCTTTATACATACGGTTCTTTTTCAACCATTGACTGTATATACGTACTTCTTGTTCGGTAAGGGTGAGGTTATACACGTTGATAAAATTTAGTATTGTAAGCTCCTTCCCATGTCAAGTTGTGAATAGTAGCTGGAGCTGGGTGTGTTGATTTAACTGTTAATGCTACGTTTATATTTCTGTCGTAAATAGGTACTTCTCTTAAAAGATTATCTTCTAATGTTGAAGCATTGTTAGCTGTATATCTATCTGCACCTGTTAATTCATGTAATTCTGTATAGTCAACTCTACCTGTTCTACTAAGTGTTGTTTCATATAATCCTATAGGACCAAATCCAAACTTAGCTCTGTGTAATACAAGGCTAGATCTAGTATCAGCTCTAAAGTTTTCTCCTTCTCTAGTTACGTAGTAAATAGTAGGTAAGTCAACTTGCATAGTAAACTGATAACCTATTAAAAAGGCTTCTCCTGTCCAATCACCATCAAGTTCTAAGTTACTACCATTAACAGTTATCTTTCCATACCTACCTAAATTTTGAGTACCAGATGATTCATTACTATTATCGTATGCAACTAATTGATTAGAGCTTTCTAATCCTGTAGGTTTAGCAAAGGTTGATTTGTTAGTTGTAGCATTATAAGTAACTGTTGGGTTAGTAGTATTGCCTATAAGTTTTGGGATTTCCATTAAGTGATCTAAATGAACTCTATTTTCTGCAATAGCAAAAGTATTAGCATCCATTTTAATACTGTATCTAAGTAACTGATCTTTGTTATTGGCACCATTTCTTACAACTACATATAAACTATCATCTTGCATACAGTGATATTGAATTGTTCCAGTCAATGTCCACCTAAACCAAGAAGCTAACTTTCTTTCTCTAATACTGTCAAAATATCTATATCCGTACAATGTAGATGTACCTTCTTCACTAAAAAATATAACTGAGTTTTCTCTAGAGTTAGATATAAGTTTTAAATCTTTTTCAAATAATCTAGCAACCACTGCACTTTGTTCTATAACCTCTGGTTCACCTTCTCTCTGTATTTGTGCCATTTCAAAAAATCTTGAAAACTTACCGGCATTATCTAAGAACCCGACAGTAGTACCAAGAGAGATAGGATTTGTAGCAAAGTTAAAGTTGTAAGTAGAAAGAGCATTGATCTTAGCGGTGGTTGGGCTAAACACGTCACTATCTGTAGTGAGCATGAATTGTTGATTTTTAGAAAATAATAATAAACCTGTGTTTACTTGTATTCCATCAAATAAAATTGCTGGATATTCTGAACTAGCTGCTATGTCTATAGGGTCACTAGCTATAAGTTGTATAGCTGACTTAGCAAAGAAATTAGTAAAGTCTCCCGGACGGGACATAACTATATTTTCATCAGCAAGTATTGCAAATCTGTTTCTAAAAAACAGCATCTTACTAATCTCTTTACCTATAAATGAAGGTTCAGGGTTAGTTACGTCATCACCTACTAAGGCATCGTCCCATTGTGGAGCTGAAGAAGTTACATTACCACTAGCTGTAGTAACTGTGTAAGATGATCCATCTAATTCAGTTAATCTAAAATTACCGTCAGCAGTTCTTATTAAAACAACTGGCATTTTAGATCTTTTTAATCTAATTGTTCTTCCCGGTTTAGCACACTCTTCCCATGTACCTTCACCATCTTTGTCATTATTACCAAAAAACTTTACGTAATGATTGTCTTCATCAGCAACACTATTAACAACCTCCACAACCATCCCGTGCTTGCACTGAGAGGGTAAATCACCTACATCGTTAACTTTACTAGCAACCACGTTTAACAGCTCTCCTACGGGCGTAGAAGCGTTAAAGGCGGAGGTTCGTTTTATATGTAGTCCTGTACCAATAGTTGTAATATCTGAATTAGTAAAATTACCTCCATTTATTAATTCTGTTCTAATATCTCCAAGAATACTCTCAGCAGTAATAGTAGTTTCAGTATCAAATGGTGTAGGGTTAGGTCTAACTAAACCAAGGTTTGCTTGTACTATAGATTCACTGGTTGCTTCAATAGTTACCTTATAGTAAGCATCCGCCATAAATACAAAAAAGTAATCGCCTGTTTGCCAACCTTCTCCACCATGTAATAAATCATGTGTAGTTGTGTATCTAGCTTGATACGTAACATTACTTCCAGAACCAAAAGGAACTGACTGACCTGTTGTAGCTATACGAAAATATAAATTCTGTCGTCCAGTCTGACTACCTTGGTTATTAGCATTAAATACATTAACTGCATAACTGTAATTAGTATTAGACTTATTACCATTAGCCAGTGTACCACCTTGAGCACCCTCGTCAACAAGAGTTTTATTACTGTCTACTTCAAAAATACGTGTTGCAACATTAGGTGCAAATGAATCTCTACCATCGCCAGCACTTTCATCACATCTTGCATTACTACTATTACCTCTGGTTGTATGTGTTCTCATAAAACCACTAGAATCACAGTAGTTGTTACTTGAATTAACAAGAGTTACTTTAATACGTGTAGCTGTAGAAACTGTAGAAGTGTTAGTGTTATCAAAAACGTTTAACGCATACTGTTTGGCATAAGAGATCTTTTTTAACTCGACAAAAATTTCTTTGCCAAAATTTCCAAGAGGTTCTGTAGTAGTATCCATCTCTGTAGTGACAGACCTGTTATTAATATAAGTAAAGTCGTTAAGAGTAAGTGTTTGTATGTCCTCGTCGTTAGTGTGTGTTAAGTATGTGTTATTACCTATACCGTTTACAACAGTTTTTTCATCACCTGTAAGACAGTCCCACATTCTAACAACACCATTCTTTGCTATCTGTCCTATATATTGTTCGTTCTCATCACGATAGTAATGAAACCATCTACCGTCTGCTGTAGAGTTATTTGAACCATCAGATAAAGATGCCACAAACTTTCCAGCCGGTCTTTTTAGTAATCCTTGTGTAACGTCAGGTAAGGCGTTTACCATATCTTTTACCTGACCGGGAATCTTTTGTTCGTCAGGCTGTTGTGATATACCAGCACTCAGACTATGTATAGTTTGTGTAATATTTGCCATTATCTAATAAGTGCCTTGTAAGGTTGATAAGATCTGTAGTTACTTTCATGTGGAAAGCCAAAGAAAGTATGGTCTCCCTGCTCACAATCGTACTCTAATGCAGTTGCCTTAGTTTGTGCTTCTTCTAATTGAAGTAACTTAACTAAATCACCATTAGCAACTAATTGTGTTGCAGCTCTTACTGATGCTCTAGCAATGATATATCTTTGTATAGCTGGAGGTACATCATTGAAAGCTAGTAAGTATGTTATGTCAAAATAGTGATCGCCACTAAAAACAAATGTGTGATGAACATTGTCATATAATTTACCGTCTTTTCTCACTACATCTTTTGTTCTGTCAGATAAACCTTCGTAGACATCATACCTAAGATAGTTAGTAGGAATGATGTAGTGACCATTACTATCTGGAGATATTTTTACATGATCTTCTTTGTTAAAATGCCAGCCTTCGTTTTGCACATCTTTTGTAACTTCCATTAGAAGTCCATGAATCATTGCAATCTGTGGGTTGGCAAATGTGTTTGCTATTTCTTGTCCTGTGTTAGTCGCGTCTGTAGTTACAGTTCCAAGTGTAGTTACAGGTGACTGACCAATGCTACCCAAGATAGAATTAACTGCGGATAGTTCGGTATCGGTTGCTATTTGAGTAGTCATAAATAAAAAAAAGGGGGACACGAAGTCCCCGTATAAAAAGTAAATTAAGCGTTTGTTGGGTAGTTGTCACCGAATGCAGCGTTACCAGTAGAACCAGCATCTGCTCCAGCAAGGAACTCAACACAAGCAGCAGGGTTTAGGAAATCTGCACCCATTGCTAAACGTCCAAGAATTACGTCACCTTGGTACACAACTGAAACGTCGCCTGAAGTTACCTGAACCTGAGGTCCAATAGCTTCTACAACACCAGCAGCTTCTCTTTGGAAGACAAGACCGCAAGAGTTAGCGAAGTCAGAAACGTTACCGTAGTTATTGTTAATTCCAGTTTGGTTAGATCTAGCATCTTCTGTGCTTTCTCCAACGAATGAACCTACATTACCGGGTGATGTTACACCGGGGTTTGCAGCTCCAGCAGTTCCGTACTTAGTACCATAAGCACCAAAGAAAGGAATGTTCATTGACTTGTAGATCTTGATGCCTGCAATTTCAATGATACCTTCTCCGCCCTGTAAGGCTGTACCTTGTACGTCTCTGTTTACAAGACCACTAGAACCAACAGCTTGTATAAGTTCGTAGTACTGTCTTGGGTTTAGTACAGCTACTCTACCTTCAGTAGATACGCCTTTCTCGTCTAGTGCAGCAGCAGCATCATAGAAGCCTGCTATTAAACACTGAGAGTCGTATGCTGCTGTAGCATTAGTAACTCCAGATCTTGTTAATCTGATTTGTGTACCGCCGGGTTCAACGAAACCGGACTTTGTGATTGGTGAAGCAAGACGTGCTCCCTTCGCGATTGCACGGAAGATAAGTCTGTCATACTTCTGAGCTAGAGCATATCCAATTTTCTTAGATATTTCTCCTCTCAATTCGTAGTGAGCAAGTGTCTCATCCAGTTCATAGACGAATGCACTTGAGATTAGAAGGTCATCACATGTGATAGTCTTCTCAGCTACTGGAGGTGCTCCATCGGAGTTACCTAGTATGCTGTTGCCGGGTGTATGGAACTCGGCTTTAGTGTGTCCAGTATAGATGAACTGCAAAGATTTTCCATTTTTTAGAGTTCTCTTCATAACGAGATCCCTTGCTATCGCATTGTGTTGGAAGCCTTTGAACATTTCTCCACTGAACAGTTTAAGGTAGAGTGCTCTTGCGTCACCTGTGCTATTGGATTGACCAGCACGGGTTAATGAAGAGGTCATACCTGTACTCTGTTGAGCCATTATTATGTCCTATTTTGAGGGGTATATTGTATCGTTCCTAACGTTAGAATGTTGTCAGTCTTAATTGGTCTAACGTGAGACTGGCACGTTTTGTGGTCTTTTCCCACC